AATTGCCGAAGTAGAATCTCAACCAGTTCAAGACCCAATTACAAACGAATCGGTGTTGAGTACTGAGCCAGCTACCGAAAGTATTGGCAGTTTGAATACTGGCCAAGTCACAGGTTTAATAGCACAGGCCAAACAAGCAGTTGGCCAAGATTTTAATGTGGCCAGTGTGAGCAAGGGTATTGGCGAGTTTGGCCTAGATCCCAAGCAACTTGAAGCCGCGGGGTTGTTAAAGCCCGGGACCGCAAAGTTGTTGACAGCAGTGGGAAATGTTACTCCAACTGCGGCAGACATTGCAGAAGCAGGAAAAACAGGATTATCACCACAGGCAGTTGCACAGGGTCGTCAAGTACTTGACAAACTTTCGTCTCCTACCTTGTGGACTGGTCAAGGTGGTGTAAATAGCTTAACTGGGCTACTAGGCAATAAAAATTTACAGAATAATGTACAACAAGGTTTAATGTCTAGCGCACTAACTGGACTACGATCAACAGGTCTTGCAACCGGTGCTGAGTCTGTGCAAAAATTAGGTGCCTTGGTACAAAGCGCCACTAAGTTTGGCGTCGGCGATACCACTGCCTGGGTTAATGGTGTGGCCAGTTCTGAGATTTCCAAGGCCGTGGGAATCTCAGTAAAGGATGCACAGTTTGCTGTGAATTTTGTGACTACTAAAATTGGAGGACAACTAGGGGATTTAACATCTCTAGGAAATTCCAGTGTGGCATCGGCACTTGGCGGGATTACCAGTCAAATTACTGGAGTCACAGGGCAACTTGATTCGGCACTTAAAGGAGCCCTTGGTACAGCCACCGGACAACTCACCACGGCACTTGAAGGTTTAACCGGTCCGTTGCGCGGCCTTGGCGGCCTTGGCGATTCAATCACAAGTTTATCGGGACTCACTGGATTATCGGGACTTGCTGGCGGCCTTGGCGGCTTATTAAGCGGTGGATTGAACAATGCATTAAGTGGAGTTCTTGGCAGTTTAAGTGGGCCACTGGCCAGTGCACTAGGCGGACAATTAAGTGGCGCATTGGGCGGAGCACTCAGTAATGTATTTGGTGGTGCTCTTGGCAACTTAGGAGGCCTTGCCAGTTTGGGAGGACTGTTTGGTGGCGGTGGCGGAGCAGTCCCTGCTAGGTACGCTGTAAACACAGTCAAACGCACAGCACTAGATTCAACTATTAATGCGTCTCTTGGAGATTCAAAAATTCCTCCACTGACCTATGATACAAGCGGATAACAGTAAATACAGCATGCCAACATTTATCGGTTTTAGCACTATAAATCAAAACAAAAAATTCACGTTGACTGATTTTGCATTAGTCAAACGTGATTTAGCCAATGCTCTCAACATCCCCCAGGGGTCTTTGGTTGGTCGCCCTGGATACGGAACCACAATCTGGAGTTATGTGTTTGAAAATCAAACACCTGAAGTAATACAAGCCATTCTCACAGAACTACAGCGAGTTATTGGTGGTGATCCTCGATTGTACATGTCAGACGCCAACATTTATCCTCAAGACAATGGCATTTTAATTGAGTTACAAGTACGACTAGTTTCAAGTAGTACGGCCGAACGCCTGGCTATTTTCTTCAATCAAGAATCAAGACGAGCAAGCTTTATCTAAAAATACATAGTTTATTCCAGCCATAAATACTTGAACAATGAGAAATTATGGCCAAGACTACTAGACAAACTGCAATTTTTGGTGTAGAAGACTGGAAAAGACTTTACCAGACCTACCGCGAAGCCGACTTCCAAAGTTACGACTTTGAGACTCTACGTAAGAGTTTTGTTGATTATCTTCGACTCTACTACCCAGAAACATTTAACGACTACATCGAAAGCAGTGAATTTATTGCACTGTTAGACGTTATGGCGTTTATGGGACAAGCTCTTGCTTTCCGTAACGATCTCAACGCTCGAGAAAACTTTTTAGACACAGCCGAACGACGAGACAGCGTGGTGCGTTTGGCCAACCTTGTTAGCTATACCCCAAAGCGCAATACATCGGCACAGGGGTATCTCAAGGTATTTTCAGTTTCTACCACAGAAAGCGTGACTGACTTTAATGGAATTAATCTAGCCAATGTCACTATAGATTGGAATGACCCAACTAACCCCAACTGGCTTGAGCAGTTTACCACTATTGTAAATGCCTGTTTGGTGGATAGCCAAAAATTTGGCCGTCCGGGGAACAAACAAACTATTTTGGGCGTCGGTACCGATGAGTACACTATAAACTTGATTCCTGGTTATCTGCCAGTGATACCTTACACATCAGTGGTCGACGGCGTTAATATGCCATTTGAAGTAGTCAGTGGAACAAGCCTAGGCAAACCTTACGTCTACGAACCTCCCCCACAGCCCAACGGTGAATTCAATGTGCTGTATCGCAATGATGGTCTGGGATTTGGCAGTAGTAATACTGGATTCTTTTTCTTGTTCAAGCAAGGCGTACTACAAAATCAAGACTTTAATATTGCCGAAGCTGTGCCCAATCGCACAGTGCCCATCAACATTGAAGGATGTAATGAGCAAGACCATTGGCTCTATAAATTAGATGATGTTGGTAGTATTTCTGGCGAATGGACCTATGTAAACAATATTTTTGCCGGGGCGGTCGAACAACTGGCACCAGACCAGCGCACTCTCTACTCTATTACCAGTCGTGTCAACGATCAAATTACGTTGACTTTTGGTGACGGTGTATTTTCGTCAATTCCGGTTGGCACATTCCGCACTTATGTTCGAGCCAGCAACGGGTTACAATATATCATTAATCCGGAAGAGATGCAAAACATCACTGTGCCAGTGAGTTACATCAGCCGACGTGGTCGTCTTGAAACCATGGTTTTTACTTGCGGTATCACAAACCCTGTGACCAATGCGCAGAGTCGAGAAAATCTTGAAGACATCAAGCAACGTGCACCGGCTCGTTACTACACACAGAATCGCATGGTCAATGGAGAAGACTACAGTAATTTTCCATTTACAACCTATAACTCAATTATTAAAAGCAAGGCTGTTGCTCGGAGCAGTATAGGTACTTCAAGATATATTGACCTAACAGATATCACTGGAAAATATTCCAGCACAAATATTTTTGCCAGTGACGGGGCCATCTATCAAGAAAATGTTTTGCCCAGCTTTGAGTTTAGTTGGTTCAATCGTAACGACATTGTTGATATTATTGCCAATTCAGTTGAGCCCAAAATCACAAGTCGAAGCATGATGCAATTTTACTACGGTCGTAACGCTACTGATCCAACTCAGTACAATTTTCCTCGACCACCACTTACACAACTAAGTGCCGGATGGAATCAATCCACTAGTCTTGTCAATGAGACCACTGGTTATTTTTATCAAGGCACAGCATCATCACCATTACCAATTGGCACATTTACCAACAACAATGCCAAGTATATCACAGTTGGCAGCTTGATATATTTTAGGGCACCGGCCAATCAATATTTTGATGCTAACAATCGTTTAAAAGTTGGGATTCCCACACGAGCCGATGAAAAATTAACAATCTGGGCATCGGTGATTGCTGTGGTCACCGACGGTACTGCGCAGGGCCTTGGCAACTTGCCCAACGGAGTTGGACCGGTTACTCTTAATAATTTTGTACCCAGTGGTGCATTGGCACAATTTGTAATTCCAAGATTTGTTGATCAATTGCCAATTGCAATTCAACAAAGCATGATTCAGCAAATTGAATTATTCCGTGACTTTGGTCTTGGGTTTAATAATTTAACTGGCGAGTGGTATTTGATTTCTAGTACCAATCTAGCAGCCACCTCCCCGTTCAGTCAAACCTATGCGCAAAATACACAAGGATTGAATTTAGATGCAAGTTGGTTGATAGAATTTATAACCAATGGTCAAGGCTATGTGGTTACCAGCCGCGGACTAGATTACAAGTTTGCTAGTGTATTGCAAACAAGATTCTTTTATGATGGCGCTGGTCGTGTGTATGACAGCACAACAGGGTCAGTGATTAATGATTTTATCAAGGTATTGAAAACCAATTCAAGGCCTGACAGTAACATTTCACTGCCAACTGATTTGGTAATGGACATTATTGGTCAACCAATACAAAGTGATGGATTTGTCAACGACTATGAAGTGGTCATAAGCTACGTTGATTCAGATGCCGACGGTGTGGCCGACGATCCAGATTTCTTTGATGCTATTGTTGCTCCCAACGTTGCTCCCAGTACCAAACTGGTGTTTTTCCAACAAACAATTGATTTTGATGATCTTGAAAGATATTTGCCAGTAGATCCGGGCGTGGTCAACAGCGATTACACCACCCTTGATGCAATTGAACTTGCCAAGAGCGAGTATCTTGACGGACAAGTTTTTTATGCAACCAGCACCGATTTGTTCTATCAGCTAAATGTAGTCTATGTCAACGGCATACAACAACGCATCATATCTCCAATAACAACTTATATTGCACGAGTCGGTCGTGGCGGCTTGGCCTTTCAGTATCGCCACAACAGTGCATTAACAAACATCATTGATCCGGGAGTTACCAACATCATTGACATGTACTTGGTCACACAAAGTTATTACACCGCCTATCAAAATTATATACGCGACACGACCGGCACTGTTCCTGAGCCCGTGCCACCAAGCATATCTGAGCTGGGCACTGCCTATTCTGGTCTTGACGATTTTAAAATGGTATCAGACAACATGGTGTTTAATAGTGTGGTATTCAAACCGTTGTTTGGAGCAAAAGCATCGGCTGCCCTGCGTGGCATAATCAAAGTGGTTCGAGCTCCTAATACCGTTGCCAGCGACAGTGAAATCAAAAGCCAGATAATTTCAAAGATCAACGAGTATTTCACTATTGACAAATGGAATTTTGGCGACAGTTTCTTCTTCTCTGAACTAGCGGCATATTTGCACAAGCAACTAGGCAGCATCGTTAGTTCGGTTGTACTTGTGCCGTTAAACCCACTCAAGAGTTTTGGCGACCTGTACGAGGTTAGATCTGCACCCAACGAGATTTTTGTAAGTGCAGCCACGGTGTCTGATGTTGAAGTAATTGATGCACTAACACAAAGTAATATTCGCAGCCAAACTACAGTTTCGGGATTATATCCAGTAACCACAATTGGTGCTCCCGGTAGCACAATTGGACAAACTGGTACAACACCACTTACTAGTGGGAGCAATTAATGGCAGCATTACATAGAACCGTAGATCTCTTGCCAGAGATCTTTCGAACAGAAACAAATAAAAAATTCTTATCAGCCACTCTTGATCAGCTGACACAGGAGCCCAACCTCAAGCGCACCCAGGGCTATGTTGGCCGCCGTGTGGGCCCTGGTGTCAACCCAGCTGACAAGTACGTGGTAGAACCCACAGCGACTCGCGCCGATTATCAACTTGAACCCGGTGTGGTATTTTTAGACCCCAATACCTCTCGTGCTCGGGATGCAATAACATATCCGGGCATGCTTGATGCTCTCAAGCTCCAAGACGGGGATACCAGTCGCGAAGATCGTTTGTTTGAAAGCGAGTACTACGCCTGGGATCCGTTTTGTGATCTTGACAAGTTTAGCAACTACAGTCAATACTATTGGTTACCCACTGGTCCTCTTGGTGTTGATGTCAGCTCAACCGAAGTATTGCTCACCGAAGATTACACAGTAACACGGGCTATTAATTCTTATCAATTTTCTGGCACAGCTGGAAATAATCCCATCATCACCTTGGCTCGCGGTGGC